TTCTTTAATTCTTTTTCTATTATAGATTTAAGTCTTGCTTTGTTTTTTTCTTTTTGAACTGTAGTTCCTTCTTCTGCTGATAAACCTGTTGCAGATAATCTTGTTTTAATATCCTGCCCTTCAATATTTGTTTCTTCTAGTATTTCACCCAAACCTAAATCTTGTATTTTTTTATTAGAATTAGTTTTAACAATTTGATTTATTTCAGTAGGAGTTAATAATGAATTACCATCCTTGTCTGTTTTAGTTGAAAGTCTAGCTTTAAACTCTGCTCCTGTTTCAAAGAATGCCTCACTGTCCATGAGGTTTTGTTTTTGAAATTGTGTTTCATTCTCTACAGCATTAGTTTTGCCTCTTTCTTTAAAGAATTTATATTTACCTTTGTCTTTACCTGAGTTAATTCTACTAAGCCTTCCGCTATCAACAAGTCTTTCTACCATTTGATTGGTAGCATCTTTATCTATTTTGTTAGGAGTAGATGCAATCTTTTGTATTTCTTCTACTGTGTATGCTTGATTGTTTCCTGTTTCAGTATAATTATTATCTTGGGTTTCAATAACAGCTTTAACATTCCCTGAGGAATATTTACTAGTTGTAACATCAATCATCTTTCTTTTTTTCTTAGCTTTAGGAAGTTGTTTAACTCTAGCGTTTACATATTTCTTTTCAGATTCATTTAGCTTTGACCATCTGTCTTTACCTGTCAAAGCCTTTAGATAACTATGGAAGTTAGTTGACCCTGTAGAACCTGATCCTACTTTCTCATCTATGTTTTTAGATTTTAAAGTTTTGTTTAAAGTGCCAACAGATGAATTAACCTTACCAACATTTATGGCTTCTGTTTTACTGTCTATAGTTTCGTTATATTGTTTTTTAGTTATGATTTTATCAGCAAGTAATTCTGTTGGTGTAAAATTATTTCCATAAATATACTTTTGTCTTTTAGCTTGAGCTTTTTTAGATTTGCCTTTAACTTTTTTCTTAATATGACTTTGCCATTGATCATTAGGGGTTTTTTTTATTGTTGCTCCTTCAGGAACAACAGTATTTATAGCTTGTGATCTTGAAATTTTATTAGAATTATCAGAATTAGCTTGAATAATAGCTACTTTTCCTTGAGCATCTCCTGATCTACCTTGATCATTTGCATTACTTTCGGTTTTAAGAAGTAAAGAAGTTTCATTCTTTTGATTATCTAATATTGTTTTTTGCTCAGTTGCTTGATCAGGTCTTTTAAATGTAGGGCTAATAACCATACCACTATTTTTTTCAATAACTTGATAACCTACAGGCTCATCTACTGACTGTCCTTCAACCTCTACTACTTCATACTCTACTTCGGTTGCATCAAGATTGTTATACTTGTTAACCTTTTCTGTCTGTTCTTCGTGTTTTTCTTCATTGTTTAATGATGATATCTTGTTTCTTTGTTTGCCAGGAATTATTGCATTAATAAGTAAGTCAGAAGCAAAACCAACACTACCGCCTACTGTAAAGTCATCCCAAGCACTACCAAATACTCCTATACTTGAATCATATATTCCTTTACCAGCTACTTCTTGAGCTATACCTGCTCCCATTTCTTGAAGGGCTTCTTCTCCTGCTGTTTGACTTGCTCTTTTTATGGTACTAGCTACTCCTTTTTCTGCTACATCTTTAACAACTTCTTTTCCTACTTTACCACCTGAAGTTCTAACTTTATTAAGGAACTTACCCATATGTTTTTCAGCTATATCTGAAGCAACTTGACCACCAGGAATTCTGCTAAGAAGACTAAATATAGGAAGCATTTCAGTAAAACCAATTCCAAGACCTGTTAACTCAGCGGCAACTTCTTTACCTAAGGAAATATCTACACCTTTTGCTTTAGAGGTTTCCATTTGATCAGATTGTTGAGATACACCTGCTGTACCTGCAAGACCAAAACTTGTTGCTGTTCCTGCAATTTTAGCACCTGTTCCTACTTTTCCTGCTGCTCCTGCTATTTTTAAAGCTACGCCAGGTGTAGCGAATGTAGCAAAACTACCAAGCCCTTCACCAAATTTAGTTAAAAACTTATCTCTGTAAGCATCATCTGCAGCTAAAACGGACTCTTCGTTAATATACTTTCTTGCATCTCTTATTTTTTTTAGAGTTTCACTGTCGTTACCTTTATCAAATAAAGATACGATACCTTCTCCTGAGGATATTAAACTTGATGTAAATCCTCTTGGTATTGCTTTACCTGTTTCTAATAGTTGACCTATTACACTAGTGTCTTCGTCTTCTTTAGTTGGTAAACTTTCTATACCTCTTTGAGGTGCTGTGAAATATCTTTCATTAACATTTCTGATTTGTTCCTGAGTTAAGTTATCAGGAAGCTCTAAGGTCTGTCCGTTAGGAAGTTTTCTATATTGAGGCATTAACCTACCTCCTAAACACCTGACGGAGCAACTGGTGAAACATCAGCTTTAATTGTATCTATTCCTGTTGATTGAGTAACAGAAAGTTCTTTGTCAAGTTTTCTTAATATTTCTAAATATAAATTATGATATTGACTATTTGGTTGATCAAAACCTAATGTTTCCATTTCAGCTAAAGAACCTGTTAAAGATTTTACATCACTAGGATCAGATAAACCTTTAAGTCTTAAAGCCGCAAGACCCATATCGTCTTCTCTTCTTTGTTTATCGAGTGCCATTCTTGTTGTAAATACTTCTGTATTACCTTCTACAACGTCACTAAATTCTTCTGCTCCTGCAATGTTAGAGCCTAATTGCATCATCATTAACATTCTTTTTTCTTTATCAAATTCTTCTTGATTTTGATAACCATATGCTTCCCTTAATTGTTCTAAAGGACTCATGGTTGTTTTACCCATTAATTCTACTTCACCTTTATTGTTGTATTGCTGAACCTGTTCGTTTTGAGAATCTAATATATCTTGTAATCCACCTGCTGGTAATCTACCCATTAATTGATCTCTAGGGATGCCTGCTATCCCTCCACTGCCTTGATTCGAGAGGTTGGGGGAGGTTGACTCAAGACTAGCGGAGGGCGCAACTGAGGATACAATATCTTCAGCTACAGTTGGGATTGGTTGAGATGTTTTAGCACCATCTGTTAATGCTTTTCTATTTTGAATCTCTATTAATGTTAAAGAACCATACATTGAATTAGGATCATCTACTAAAGAAACTAACTTTTCCATAGGCATGTAACTTAATTCATTTTGTAATTCTATTATATTTTTTCCTATCATCTTCCACCTCGCATAGCATTTGCAATGCCTAGAGCGGTTAAACCGCCTCTTTTATTTACTTGTCCACCATTTGCCATGCCCATCATACCTGCGGCTTGAATGCCTCCTCCTAAAAGACTACTAAATAAGTTAGGACTTCTACCAAATGTACTGACTGTTTCATTAGGTTTAGAGTAAGTTCCTTTAAGAATATTTTCATAGAAACCAAGTTGTTGTTGTGGATAACCCTGTTGTCGTAAGAAATCATTATATCCCATATCAAGACTTGCTTGTTGCATTGATCTGTCTTGTTCACCAATTTTTTGTAATTCTCTAAGTCTATCAAATGACATAGCTTGTTGCTGACTACCTAGAGCTGAAAGTCTATCTGCTCTTTGGAACTGTGAATTTCTATCTTCTTCAAATCTTCTTGAAGCATCCATAAATGCATCTTGTCTTCCTGTTTTATCAATATCAGATAACTGTCTATTTAAATCTCTTTGTCTTTCAGATTGCATTATAGCTTCTCTATAACCACCTAAACCACCTGCTGATGATGCTTGATCTCTAATTCCACCAGCTTGAATAGCTGAATTTCTTCTTGTTTCATCTTTTAATGGATCAAGTGCTTGTGAAAAATAAGGAGACATATAAGCATTTGCTATTTTACTGTCCATAGCATTAGGTGCATTCATAACCCTTGATTGAGCCTGTCGTGTGGCTACAGGGTCACCAAACATTCCCATAGAAGCTATACCTTGTTGAGCCATTCTTTCCGCAGGTGCAAATCCTGCTAGTCTCTGTTGTGAGTAAGGTAAGTATGGTTGGTTGCTTTCAAATTCTGATCTTGCAAGAAGACCTGTCATTTGAGGTCTTAACCAATCAGGAATATTCTGATTAGTTACTGTAGTCTCTGAAGGTCCTGAAGAACCACCTTTAAATCTTCTTATGCTATTTCTCATCGTCAAACCTTTTTTGATAAGCTACCGCTACTCTATCCCAATTATCATCTTTAATCCAATTCCAAAATCCTTCTCTTGCTAAAGATTCTATACCATCGCAATTGGTGTCTTTAGCAAATCTTTCTAATACATCTAAAGCACCTTTTGTCCACTTCTCTTGATGAACTCCTGCTACATGATCGATGTTTAACATTTTTAAACCTGTGGGATAATGGTTTATCTGAGTTATACCACACCCTAGTAGATCAGGAAACTCTTCTTCTTCATAAACAATCCATAAACTGCTAGTTCCTTCTATACATTCTTGAAAGATATCGCTTGTGTTAGTTCTTCCTTCACTTCTCTTTGCACTCTTCTTTAAAAGTTTCTCTGCAAATACCCAAATATGACCAATATCCTGAGGTTTAACTAATGTATTAATAATGGTTTTTTTCTCACTCATGATGGCATCACATTATTTAAATTAACTGGAGAAGGTTGTTGATCTGTTCCGTGTTTTTCTGTTCTTACTCTTGATAAAAAGTCATCCATTATTCTTGCTCCCTGTTCACTATTACCATCTCCTAAATCTCCAACAACATCAGCAGGAACAATATATTCGCCAGGACTTACAGCTACTCTTTCTTGATCGCCAATAACTCCATCAACCATATCATCCATTCCACCGCCTTCGCCTTCGATCATACCTTGTTGTTGCATATTAGGAAGTAATTCCCCTTTTAACATATCTAAAGCATCGCTTCCAAATTTATCTACGAACTCTGAAATAATAGAACCATCATCATCAATACGACCTAGTAATACAAAAGATGCTTGTTGTAATAAACCCCTATCTCCTTCAGACATTTTTTCTTGTATTACAGGATTTTGCATAAGAGCGTCTACTTTATCATCTTGTACCATTCCACCTTCTGCATACATATTCCCTAGAGATATATTATTTAAAGACATATTTCCCATAGGTAATGGTTGAGCATATTGATCTAAAGTATTAATAGAATTTTTTATTTGACCACCACTTGCAAAAGTAAAGTTGCTAGGATCAAATCCATATTTATCCATCATCTCTTGTTGTAATAGTTCCTGTTGAGTAAGAGAAGGAGTAGCAGAATCTTCAACTGTTGTTATTGTATCGGTTGTCGCAGGAGTAGTATTTGATGTTGTGCCTGTTGTTCCTGTAGATGTGTAACCTGCGTCTACCAGAGATTGCGTTAATGGAACTTCCACATCATCACCAAGACCACCTAAACTAATAGTTGTAGTTTGTCCTTCATAAGGGTTAATAATATCTTCATCACCACCAGCATTAATAGTATCTTCACCACCACCAGCTACAGTTATAATATCTTCACCACCACCAGCTACAGTTATAATATCTTCACCACCACCAGCATTAATAATATCAGTAGCAGATTCAACTGTTGTTATTGAACCAGGAGCAATCAAAGAATTTCCCTCTGCGTCAAAGTAACTGCCTCCTGGTATTAATGGTCCTACTGCAGGATTTCCGTCTGCATCAAAGTATTCTATTGTAGGAGTTTCATCAGAAGAATCAGTGCTACCTGATGTTGATTTAATAGTTGTATCATCATCATCAGTAGTAGTTTCACCAATCAAAGACCATTTACCATTTTTATATTCTTTAGTTACAGCACCCTCAATTTCTGTTTTTGATTTTGTAACATCATTTAAATCTGTATATGTAACTAAGAATGTTCCATTTGGTTGTTCTACACGATCTGACTGTTCCCAAATAGATTCTTTTTTCTTTTCTTCTTTCTTTTCTTCTTTCTTTTCTTCTGTAGTTTCTTCTTTATTTTCTGGCGTTACTGTAGGAGTTGGATTTAGTTGAGACATTAAATCTGATATTCTTTGATTAAGAGCAGTTATTTGATCGTTATTTGATTGTTGAGGCATCATTGGTTGGCTACCATCAAAACCAGGAGTTCCGTAACCACCGCCACCATAAATATTATTTAGCTGTTGATCTTGATATTGATAATAAGGAGTGTTCTGCATGTAAGAACTTAGATAATCAGGCATACCTTTTTTTGTATTACCTAAAAGATATTCATTGTAAGGAGTACCACCTGCAAATAAATCAGGATCATAAGAACCTTTGTAAAGACCTTGACCACCTACTGTTATATTAGGTATTCCCATACCACCACCACCACCACCTATTGTAACTGTTCCATCAGTACCTGTAGCATTTAAGGTTGAAGATGTTGGTTGAATATTAGAAACATATTGATACTCAGGCATAAATCCTGCCATATAATTATAAGGAACAGGAGTTATTCCTCTACCCCTAACCATTCCTTTTAATTGTTCATCGGTCTTTCTCTCTCCTGTTGCCATATCAATAGAACTAGGATCATAACCCATAGAGAATTGACTAATATCAGGCATCTCAGGAGTAGGATCAGGTATAGGATCAGGTGTGCCAGGATCAGGTGTACCAGGTACGCCAGGGATTGGAAAATTACCTATTTGTGAATAATCTATAGTTTGAGTTACTCCATTTTCATCTACATATGTAGTGGGAAGTCCTACATCACCTGCTCCTTTAAATCTTCTCACTCTACCACCTGATGCATATCTATTTGCATAAGGATTTTTCATGCCTGTTCCTTGTGGTTGCATTCCTTGTGGTTGCATTATTCCTTGTGGTTGCATTCCTGGTGAATACTGAGCATTAAAAGGTGCTTGTGCCATACCAGGTCTATTCTCTACATAGTTTGCAAGAGCTTGTTTACTTTCTCTTTCTTTTCTGTCCTTCATGCCTTGTATGTTTGCATTAGACTTTTCTATATCTTGTTCTACAGCAATACCACCTAGACCTGTTGCCATTGGTACTAAGTTTTTCATTTTTAATGCTTCAGTTCCAAATGCTTTTAAACCTTCTGAACTTCCTAATATATTTTTTGCTGAAGAACCTCCTGAAGCTACATCTGTTATAGGATTAACAAATTGACCGAAACCACCACCGACTGGTGTAGCAGGTGTAAGAGGCGGAAGATTTAAACCACCTACAGGAACACTTTGACCGACAGCACTAGATGCTAATTCAGGAGTTGGAATAATTGCATCACCAGGATTTAAAGCTGAACCTGCTCCCTGCATTGCTGATCCTAAACCAAATCCTGTAAGACCTGCCATCAGACCTTGTTCTACACTACCTGTTGCTAGACCTGTTGCTAGACCTGAACCTGCTGCACCTGCCGCTGTTAGACCTAAACCTGTTGCACCTGCCGCACCACCTAGTGCTGTGCCTGCTAGTGTACCTAAGAAAGGTGCTAATAAAGGTAAAAATGCTTCAGGATATCCTGTGTCAGGATTAATTGTTAATTGTGTAAGACTTGCTAATCCTTGAACTTCAGCAGGATTAACGTGCATAAGTGTTGTATCACCATAACGACCCCTACTTGCTACTTGGTCTGCCATGCCTTGGTAAGGTAATTTGTTGTTCATTATGTTGTCTCTACTCCAAATAAATTAAAACTTAATGTTCCATTTGTTGCATATACCTCAATAACATCCGATTCACTTAATGTAATTCCAATGACTGCGGCTAATGTATCTTGTCCACTTACACTTTTGTTATAATATATAAATTGTTTGCTGTCGTCACCAGCATTCTTAACTTTTATTCTAACTCTAAATGTATCTGCTGTAGTTGCATTTTGATTACAAACCACTAAGGAGCTTATGGTAGTTTGAGCAGGATACTGAGAGTTAACTCCTGTACCTTCTCTTCTAGGAACTGTATACAAAGTTGTAGCGGTTGCTGAAGAAGGTTTTAACTGTGCTAATACTTTAAATGTATCTGCCATTTATGCTGTCCATTTAGGTGCACCAAGCAGTAGAAGTTGCATTCTTCTCACACTTTTGGCACTTATTGTTGTATTTACTTTTTCTACTTCATCTACTTTTGTGCTTATTTCATCCATAAAACTAGTAACCTGTTCACGAAATAAATTTTCATTTACAGAGTTATATTCTGATTGTGCAGGTCTTAAAGGTTGTCTAGCCATTATCTCCTCCCATCAGGATAAACATTCATTCTTATGCCAAACAACCTAAAACTAGAGTCTTGGTCATTGTGTTCGTACTTTAAAATAGCAGCCCTTCCTCTAGCCCTTAAATCAGTTTTTGTAGTAGATGATGACAGAATATTACTTGATGACAATAATGGTGATTCGGATGGATAGTTCCGAATATATATATCGTTAGTTATATCCGAAATATTCCCTGTTAATTCAATATCATTTATTATAGATGATACGGCAACAAAATCTTCTCCGTCACCTATAGTTATATCTCCACTCTCTAGATGAGATGTAAAGTTGTTTCCTACAGGATCAGCAGATAAACTGTTAGAACTGTCTCCATCATCTTGCCTTACTAAGAAACTATTAATACTGTTAGATTGTTGACCTAATAACATATAATCTTCTTCGTATGCTGTAGCACCTGCTGAACGCCACATATTGTTAAGAGTCCATGTATTTTCTACATAATTATAAATTACACATCTTGTTGGATCACTAGAATTTGCTGAAGAAACAAGGTCTGAATTTGCTGTTCCACTGCCTGTATATAAAGTATTCATTTCATTACTAGGATAAAACCACCATACCTCATTGTACCTAGGATTAGCTACAGCGAAGACTTTTTGTTGTTCACTAATATCTAAGTCATCAAAGATATAATCTTCTACAGGGCAAGGTATGGGGTCTACAGCACCTGAATATTTGTAGAATCCTCTCTCTCCCATAAAGTATGTATTAGCACCTGCATTTGCACATGCTCTAGGAGATATCATTGTTATTCCATCTTGTACTTCAGAGAAGTTAAAAACAAAATCTCCGCCAGCAAATCTCATAGAATAAAGAGATGTATCAGTCCATATCAATATTTCTTGTCTTGCCGATAAAGCACCAACTATTTCTGAACCACTACTTAAATCAACACCACCTGCTGAGTTTGTAGCACGAGGAGTCCAATCCATAGCGTTTTCAGTTGCTGACCATCTAATATGCATAGGATTAATTGTATCTTGTAAATAAGGATTGCAACCAAAAGATATGCAATGACCATCTTGATCACTAGTCATAACTTGTAAAGAAAAGAAAGGAGCATTTGACTCGTATTGTATAGTAGAAACACCTGATGCATGTGCTTTTGCAATAGTATTATTTTTACCTCTTACACATCCTGTAAGTTGAGTTGCTGTAGAACTAGCATAATAAATAACTTCATCGCCAACAATAACATATCCATTTTGTTCATAAAAACCATTGGTTGATACAACATTAATTGCCGTAGCTGTACGAGTTAAAGCACCATTTAATGTAGTAGAAGCAATATCTAAAGAAGAAATAGGAGGTGTTGTTTGTGATTGTGTTGATATTAATCTTGCTCTTTGACCTGTTCCTAAAGATTTATCCCAATAATAAATAGGACCTCCTCTAGGGTTAATAAGTAAATCATCACCGAAATTATCTTCTGACCAAAGTCTTAATTGATTTGTATAATCAAGAGAACCTACACTACCCCAAGCAACATTGTTTATTGTTCCTCCCCACTCACTAGAACCCCATCCTGTACCTTGAACAAAGCTGTTTGAACCAACAGCTAAATAAGCACTTATAACTACACTATTTCCTCCACCACTTGCAGTCGCATTAGCTGTGGAACTTGATAATGTAAATGTTGTGGTGTTAGGAGTTGATAAAATTTCTCTAGTATCATATGTGTCAGAGGCAACAGAATTATATGTTGTTAAATCTATACCTCCTATAGTTCCTGTTAAACCTGATATTCTTACTAAATCACCTGATTTTAATCCGTGTGGATCAGTACAAGTAAATGTTATAAAAGCATTCCCTGATACACAAGCCACAGGATTATTTCCTAAAACAAGTGCTGTTACAGGAGTTATATCTGAAGGTAAAGTTCCCTCTATAATACTGTAATTTGATCTAGTTCCTACACCTGTATACCTTGTATTATTACTAGCCCTGTAAAGAAATATAGACCTAATATTGTTAGTTGAAGAAGGGTTTGTTGAGGGTGATGAAGAGGTTGTTGGAAGACTTACCCAAGAAGTCCACCCTCCTAATTTTTGAGGAACTCCATTAAAAAATCTAATAAGATTAGCGTCATACCATTGACCTTTAGCGGTATACTGACTACCTACTTTATTTAATCCTGCTGGTGGTGTTAAATCTTGATAAGGCATTATCTAGACATCCTTTTCATAGCTCTATTACCAAACCAAAATGCTATAATACAAGAGAACAATCCTTGTGTTTCAATATCCCATGCATTGACAACTCCTTTAAGAGGGTTATCACCATTCTGCACTGATATAACAACTTCAGTTATTTTAACAAAAGCAAACAAACCAAATAACAAGTAAGTTATCACAGGTCTAACAGATGCCTGTAAAGATGCAATAAACTTAGATTGATTTGCCTTACTTAGTTGTTGGTCGTGTTGGTATATTGATTTTGATTCTTCTATATCTGCTTGAGCGTCTAATTCTTTTATTTTGTATTTAGACATTTGCTCTGCATATTTAGCTTTTGCTTCTAGCATTAATAGGTCTTGTTTGAACTTAGCTTTCTTTTCAAAGAAACCTAAGACGGATGGAAGAAACGATGTTCCAAATCCTAACAAAGAACCTAAAAGACTTATCATTATTAGTCCTTAAATGTAAGATAAATAGTGTACCCTGCCAACCCTATTGATATCAAAAGAAATAAAATACTCTCTATTGAATAAGCTACTAACAAAGATATATAGGAAAGTATTCCTATAAATATTGGTGATTGAAAACCTTCTACTAATGTATTAAAATTTGACTTTACTGACTCTATTATTTTATTTAAAATATTCATTCTTTTCTCCTATATTAATAAACTTGTTACAACAACTACTGTTCCGCTAATAACTGAGAACAAAGTTGCTATGATAAAATACTCTATTCTTTTAACCCTATTCAATGTTTCATCTCCTACTTTTTCGCAAGCTATTACATGATCAGTTAACTGTTGCTCTATTACTGCGAGTTTCTTATCTACTTCTCCAACAGTTGGTCTAACCATTTTTTTTAACTCCTAATAATTACTTGCTTCTACTAAATAATGACCTGACACAACATTCGCAGGAGTTACAAATCTTAATCCTCCGAATGTGTTCCATGATCCATTGGCGGCAACACCCATACCAAAATCTACTACATTTGAATTGTTTGTGTTTAACCCTGATCTTGAAAATAATTTACCTTTTGCGTAATAAGGAAATCCATAACTTGATTGATAAGAATTATCTCTATCTAAAGTAATCTCCCACCAAATATCTATTTGGTTACTAGAACCTGGAGATGCTAAAGGTAATGTCCATTGAGATGTTAAAGCATTTGTGACCTGAGATATAGTAGCTCCTGTGGATGTATCTACAGCAAATCCTGATGAATAAAAATTACCTACTCCTGTAGCATTTGCAGTTGTTACAGGTATTATTCCAAGATTTCCTGAACTACTTGTTCCTACTTGCAAAGAACCTGTAAACCTATACCTATTATAATTAGTTCCGTGAGAAAAATTATTAGTAACAGTACCTGTAGTAGCATTACCTGTTGCTATTTTTCTAAAGATACTTGCGTCTAGACTTAATCCAACATTACCTGTGGTAGGACTCGATACAATTTGATTAGCAGTTCCTGTAACTTGTGTAACACCTGGCGAAGCTGACTCAGATTGTTTCATAGCTCCTGCACCTGTGGAATACAATAGTGCGTCTTTTCCTGAAGCTATAGTAATCCCTGAATCACCATTAGACATTTTTATTACAAGACTTTGAGCAGTTGTATTTTTTATTAACCACATTTTTTTAAGTGTAGATGGTTGTAATATTATGCTTCTTGTAGTTGTAAGAACAGTTCCTGTATCAGTAAATTCTAATATTTGTTCACGACCACTTGGAGAACCTGAAGAACCTGTAGTAGCGTTTCCTACTGTTATTGTTAAGTTTGCATCAGAGGTAAAATTTTTAGAATTATATTGAAATGTTTCATCAACAATATCTAAATTAGTATTTGTACTTGTACCCCATGTACCTGCTTCGTCACCTTGAGTGATTAATTTTAATCCTAAATTACTAAATGTAGCCATTTACTTCTCCAATTAAATATTCCTCAAGGAATACTTATGCTGCTATTTCTACCCAATTTGGGTTTTGACTTGTATCAATTTCACTCCAAACTAACACATTCGATGTAGATACTGAAGCAGAAACTCCTGTAACATCAACTTCTGCACTTAATGATATACTTACAGTTCCAAGTGCCGTTGTTCCAAGTGTTCCTGATGGGAATACTGTGACACCTGCACTTACTATAGAACCTGTTCCTACAATGCCACTTCCTTTAATTTCTACATTTACACCTATAGTTACAGCGAATCCCATTCCACTGTGAATATTGCATTTTATATATAAAGGATTAGGTGCATCGTTTGCTACTACAATTTGAGTATAAGCTCCTGATTGACCTGGTGTTCCTACTACTGTGACTCCATCGCTATAATTTGAGCCGTCTTGTGAAGTGCTAAATCTTAAAGGATGCCCTGTATTACTTGAGTCAGACTGATCAAACTTATAGGTAAATCCTTTATGTAATGCTGTATCAATTGATTGTTTTGCACCATTAATGTAGTATTTGTTGCCTCCTCCATCATTAGCAACAGTTACTGTAAAGTCTTCGCTTTGTCTTGGTTTAGCTACAACATCTATTGCAACCGCTAAAGTTCCTACAGAACCATTAGCACCAACTCCTGTTACTCCAAATACACACTCTAGACTAAGAGTTTCATTTCCAAGTTGAGTCGTTCCTAATACATCGTCTACAATAACAAGGATATTTCCTTCAACAAGAACTGAATAAGGACCTATAGAGGTAGTTCCTTGTACGCCATTAACAAATTCACCAAGATTTCCTAACTGCGATTGAGCTTGTACACCTGTAGGTATAACAGTAATAAACTGTCCTGCTGATACGTTTCCTAATTGAGAAGTGCCAACTACACCTGTAACAGATACAGCTACAGATACAGAGCCTTTATCTGAAAAAGGTAATTGAGAATATGTACCTACACTAAACATATATTAGACCTGTGTTATATTACTTCCTGATGTATGTGCTGTAGCAGTTGTACTGTTTGAACCTCTTGTGCAACCAGTTAAAGCTGTACCACTTACACCTGTATAAGCAACTTTTTCATCACCGATGGTGTTGTCATTTACCTTAATTTTAACTGTACCAGCAGTAGTAAAAGGATTTGAATTACCTACATCAATAGTTGTATCTAGCGAAGTAATATCGCTATTTAAATTTTGTGATCCTTTAAAATCAGCGTTAGCAGTTAAGGTAGTTCCTGAAGTATTTTTGTATTTCCAGCCCCAATAATCGCCTGGGTCTGTAACACCTGACACAACAGTTACATTAGAACTGTTACAATCAGATATAATAAGAGTTTCAGGGTCTCCTATCACAGTTTTGTCAGATTGCACATCAATTGCTGTGTCATCTGCGAAGAGGTAAATGACAACACCATCGTTGTCTCCTCCATTCCATTTAATCGCTTTCATAAGTTTCTCCTTTATTACGATCTTGTTATTAATAGTGTTGTTGCTGAAGTCGCAATTCCAGCGACAACAGACGGACTTCCTGCCGTGGTAGACAATGTACCATTTGTCTGAACATAATACAATTGTGCAGGTGTTAAACTGCTTTGATCAGGGTTAGCAGCACCTTGTGTGTCTATTAAGACGTTTTTATTGTCAGCTACTGTATCAGAAGCTACTCCTAGATAGTTTTCTGCGGTGAGGTTAGTTGTAGTAACAATTGTTGAAGCTCCATACAAAGAACCTGCTATTTTCCAAGGAGTGCTTGATTTTTCTACTACAATAAAAGCATTGTTGGCGTTTTTACCTGTTGCACCAGTAATCGCAGAACTATTTTCAGTTGTTGTTGAATACACTACTTGATATGCACCCCATGATAATGTTCCATTTGAGACAGTTCCGTCATTAGTTACAATATCATATCTACCACTAGTGGTGTATGTGTCTTGATATGCTAATTGAAAAGTTTTAGACACTGGGTTGTAATTAACACTTTGTGTCCCATTAAAACGTGGGTTGGTGTTAGGAATTGATGTCATAGTAGAAACAGTGCCTATAGTTATTGCCAAACCACTAAAGGTCGGAGTAGCATATCGCAATACGTCAGAAGCACTTGTTTTATACACCATCACCACGCCATTACCATCTGCTGAACCTTCTGCAACACTAACTGTACCACCTGAAGCTGTTGATTCCATTGCTGTTGGAGTTCCAAATGTAAAGGTACTACTTGTTACAGTATACGTTTGTAGGTAGGGATAATCGCTTATAGATTCATTTCTGTATGTAATATAACCTATATTATTTGTATTATCGTAGACCATATTAAAATATTTTGGAGCAATAGATGTACTTGCATATAGTCCTGATAAGGCACTTTGATTTATAGCACTTCCTGAGACGCCCACGGTTAGCATCTTTCCAACAGTATTTCCTATTGCAACATAGCCCATATTGTTTGTTGTATCATAAGCAGAAGCTAACCAATCGGATTTGGTTGTTGTGGCTAGAGTTGAAGATTGCGTTCCTCTAGTAGCTGTCGTTCCGCTGTAAGAAACAATTGTTGATTTTACATAAAAACTACTTTCATTCATGCAAGTCACAATGAATTTATCTTCATCAGGGTCATAATAAACTGTAGCTCCACCATCTGCTCCAGTCAGCATATTTACCTCAGAACCCCATGTGATGCTTGTTCCGTTATCTACGCCAATCATAACGTCATGTCCGCCACTGTATTCAAAAACGACACAAAATGTCCCTGCACCATTATCGGCAATTCTTTGTGCTGAAGCACTAGAAAGGTCAGTATTACCTGCTGAAATTTGTTGTGTGCCAGGATTATATGCAGGATTTCCACTACTTGAACCAGAAACCTGTGCAACATCACCATCAGCTTGTATTACAACAGGCTTGCCCTTCGTAATTGCACCATTGGAAAAACCAACCATAGAGTTTCCTGCTTCTTCCTCTAGTAATAGTTGTGTAGAAGAAATAGCTCTTCCAATAAAGTTAGGAGAAAGTGTTGTTGAGATAACGCCAGAGCTAGAAGTGTAATAATACTCACCAACAGTTAAACTTGTTTGATCATTATTTATACTACCAATCATATTGATATTAACAGTTTCATTGGATGATGCACTCGTAGAAGCTACTCCTAGATAATTATTATCTAAATTACCTGAGACTTGCGTAACTGTACCTGCACTATTTAAAATTACAGGTTTACCTGCTGTTATTGATGCTGTCGCTGTAAAAGATTTGTCTATGCCTTCGTCTGATAAGTAGGCTTTAGAAGCAGGGTAATCAACCCAAACACTACTAGGTGAAGTAAGGCTAACTAAATTGCCAGAATTAGAACTAGCTAATACTGTAGTTCTTGTAAGAGTGTTGGCATTATACGTTCCTAAACCTATTTCAAATGCATTATTAGCATCTTGAATGCCGTAGTAAGTAGTAGAGTTATTTCCTAGTGTTGAAAAGGCTTGAAATCCATTAGGAGGTGAATTAGCAAGGGTTATAGTTCCTGTACCAGTCGTGGTGCTGGTGTCTTTTATGCGGTCTTTTACAACTAAAACCATATGCCACCTCCTACGATCTTGATACTAATAATTGAGTTGAGGCTATCGCTGTTCCTGCTACAACGGAAGGACTGCCTGCGGTAGTAGAAAGAGTGCCATCAGTCTGTACATAATAAATTTGAGCAGGTGTTAAGCTAGATTGATTAGGATCAACGCCAGATATAGTTGTTACCTTCACATCATTCCCTGTTGAAACTGTCTCTTGTGCTATACCTATGTAGTTTTCTGTTGTGAGGTTTGTTACACTATTATCATATGCAGAAGCATAAATTCCTCCTCTATTATCATTAACACTAGTATTTCCTAACCAAAAATTTCCTGCGGCATTACCTGTTTCAGTAATAATAGCTGTTGTCCATGTGTAACTATTTCTATCTAGAGCAATCGGTGAACCCCATGTTATTGCACCTGATGAATAAGTACCGATAATAATTTGAGGATAATCATTTGAACTAGTTTTATAAATTACAGTTAAATAATTTTTACTTACTTTATTGTATGTTAAATGTTGATATTGGTGAAGATAAGTGTTTGCAAGAATACTAACAATCGCACCATTTGTTATTGTCGTACCTGAATAACTTAAAACAGTTGATTTTAAGGTAGTATTATCTCCATTACCAAATACACAAATTGTACCCTTGCTATCAGCTTCACCTTCAGCTCCATTGATGTGAAAACATGCTGAGCTTTCTAAAACTCTAGCAGTTCCATAAGTAAAAGAATTTCCACTTACAGTGTAAGCCATAGCTGTTGGATAATCAGTATTGCCTTCATCCCTATAAAAAATAGTACCTCTATTGTTGGTATTATCATAAACCATATTACCAAATTGCATTCTTCCTGAAGCAGAACCAAAGGCATAATTACCACTAATTGCACCATTAGTTAAAGTTGTTCCACTTGAATTTGTAACAGTCGACATTGCTGATACAGGTTTTCCAAACCATACATACGCTTTGTCGTTTGTTGTATCATATCCAATGTCTATACACTCAATATCTGAAGTGTTTGTAGTAATAGGAGTAGAACCATTATTTGTTATTGTAGTTCCACTGTAACTTATGCCAAACGTAATGGATTGACCAACGGAGTTTTTTTGTGCAGAAATTATAAATCCACCTGCACTGCTATTATAATCAGGATTATAAACAATGCCAGCATGTCTAAAATTATACGTTGCAGATTCTAGCACTACTTGTGTACCATAAGTTATAGCACCTGCTGCGTTTGATGTGCCTAATTGAGCGACTGGATAAGAAGTAGCAGCAGCATTTTTATAAACAAAACAAAATGTACCTGCTCCATCTGAAGATGTAGAAACAGCAGTTTTTGGATTTGAATTAGTTCCACCACCTGCAGCCGTTGATGTAAAAGCATTTATTTCTGTTCCTGAGTCACCTGTAACTGAAATCTGAGCAAAATCTCCATCCGCTTCTACAATTACAGGCTTACCTTTGGTAACAGTACCATCAGCTTTACCTACGATTGTACTTGCAGGAAATGTTTTTAACTCTAGTGCCGTTGCGCTTAATGCTGTTCCGACAAATTGAGTTGCTTGAGCAACTCCACTACCATTTAATCTTGTAACAATGCTTCCTGCACTTGTGGTGTAATAGTCTTTGTCAACAGTCAGTGATGTCTGAGCGTTATTTATACTTCCATTTACATTAATCTGTACTGGATTGGTCGTGGTTGCAGAATTTGATGCTACCCCTAAATAATTAGTAGGAGTGAGGTTGGATGATGTTGTCGTACCAGTAAAAGCTGAAAGCCATTGTGAATAAGCTGTGCTTCCTCCGTATTGTCTACCTCCCAACACTGTACCATTTGCAGAATTATATACAGCACCATGATTATTCCAAACTATTTGATCTGTTGAATCAGGTAAATTTGCTAAAGTTCCCATAGTAAATGAAGACGTTCCAATAGCAATTGTGTTGTATTTCATAACACTATTTTCTCTAATCCAAATATAACCTTTATTAACACTAGAGTCGTAAGTTGAGGCAAAGGTTGAGGCATTACCACCTGAAGGTTGCCATACTATTGATTGAGCTGTCCAAGAAATACTATTTGTAGAACCACCTGTAACTGTTCCAATACAACCTTTCCAATAATCTACACCACTTTCTTGTTTATAAGAACTTACAAACATTCTATTATTAGCGGTATCATAAATTACATCATTTTTACCTGTTCCTTGATCTGCCCATACAACCTCAGAACCAAGTGTAAGTGTTGGACTTCCTGCACTTCCTGTTGATTGTATAACTCTTGATGTACCTTTATCATTGTTATTTGAGGCACAGTATATAAGCACAGTTCTTTGTGTATCAGGATCGTAAATTAAATTAGTTCTATTTGCTCCTACATTACTAGTATAAACATTATATTCTGTTGAACCTACTGTTAATGTAGTTCCACTTGCACTAAATGGTATAACCCATGTTCTGTCTCCACCATAAGAGCTATCATTATAAGAATAACAAGCAATTATATAACCTGACGCTTTATCAAAACCAATAGCTCCTTCAGCAAAACCACTGTGACCAGAATCAGACATAAATTCTGCTTGTGTACCAAAAGTAAAGGTTGTACCACTTATTGTGGCAGCTCTTGCATACATTTTAGTGCTACTTCCTTGTTTATAAATAAAATAAACTGCTCCATTACCTGCACATATAACAGAATTATTATCACTAGCTGCACCTGCACTTGCGACAACAGTTGGAGTTCCCCATGTCATAGCTCCATTTGACCACACTCCTGCTACAATAGTATTGTAACCTGAATTTCCAGTATCTTTGTAAAGGTAAGCGTGTCTGCCTGAAGTTGCTTCATAAGTAATAGCACCTGTTGAAGTATTTGATGAGGTTGTGATATTTCCTCTTGCAAAAGTGGGATTTGCATTAGGTGTAGTTGTCTCAGCAACCTGCGTAACTGTACCATTTGTATTCTGTATGACTGGTTTGCCTGCTGTGATTGTACCTGAAGCGGTAAGGGTAGGAGAAAGACCCTCATCGTTAAATCCAGCACGTTCAGCAGGATAAGTTACAAAAGCAGTATGAGTTCCTGAAGTAAGACTAATGGCATTACCACCATTTGAGCTTTCTAAAATAGTTGTTCTAGCAAGTGTATTGCCTGTGTAAGTTCCGATCCCTACTTCAAAAGCAATTCCGTTAGCGTCTTCTATGCAATAAAAAGTTGTAGAGCCATTTCCAAGAACAGAAAAAGCCTGAAAACCAGCTACTGAGCCAGATAAAGTTATAGTTCCTGTGCCAGTTGTGGTAGAGGGTTGTTTTATACGATCCTTAACAATACGAGCCATGTAGGTTTACCCCACTAAGCTATGCGAATTATAGCGTTTGTTGCGTCAGGAGTTGGAAATTGAATAGTAAAGTCACCACTTGTTGAACTTTTATCAGAACCAAAGTCTAATACAGCAACAGAACTATCTGCGTTAGTGTCATTAAATATTAACGCACCTCTTGCAGTTATTGTTGAACTATTCCATGTAGTGTTACTAAAATCTACAAAAGCAGTTGTACCGCCTGTTGTTGGTGTAACATTAACTAGAACATTTCCTGCAGCAGTATATCCTGTTCCTGTTGCTTCATTAGCAGTAGTGTAACCTGTTGTAGACGCATCTAAAGTAGCTGAACTTGTATAAAGAGCTATGTTAAATGCATTACCGCCTGCACCACTTGTTTTAAAATTATGACCGCCTTCTAGAAGCTGTTGCTTGAATGAAGTAGTCATTGCTTGCGTTATCGCCATTATAGTCTCCTAATTATGTCTGAGCCACATTTGTGACCTTCTTTTTCTAAAGTATATACTAGCGTAGTTCTGTCAGATTGAATAGCTTTTTTCATATTATCAAGAACAACATTATATATAACATTTTTAAACTCTTTTGCTTGTTGTTGCAAGACAGGATCAACATTATTAGAGTATTGAATAATTCTATGAGTTGCTTGCTCTGCCCAATACTCTACAGGATGCCCTGAATTACTTGTAGTATCAACAAAAACATTTCCTAATGACACTTCTGAGTTTACTGTAATCGGCATTAATCTTTCTCCACTACTGTACTACTTGTCTTGGTTGACCAAATCTATAGCTATCTTGCATATCTTTACCTGCTGATTCGTTTCTTAATCTAGCAAGAGCTTCTTGGTATTGTTTTTCATATTCAGCTTGCATTTCAGGTTGACCTTTTAAAAATAAATTTGCCTGAACTAAAGCACCATATAATAAGCATTCAGGTGCATTTGTTCCTAACCATGTCTTTCCACTTGCATCTTCTGTAATAGATGGTGGATTATAAAAATAATGTAGTTCTGTTGTGTAACCATTTGTAGGTGTAGGAGCTAACATAAATGAATCATCATCAAATAAAGCATAGTATTTAGGTTCTTCTTCAGTCGCTGCGTTAGGATATGCTTCTCTTAAAAAAGCTACTTCCTTTAATAGCAAGAAAGATTGCTTGTTATTACTAGTAACAGACAAAGAAAAGGGTGCTAAAAAGTCAGAAGGTGTTGAAAGGTATTGTGTACCTGCTGACATTTGACCTACTACATTTTTTCTAAAATTAGGTAATTGACAAGTTCTAAGTATTCTATCTTCTGCACTTGTTATAAAATTAACTATATTGTTGTTAAATGTAGTTTCATTTGTATTTGCGTAGTCTTTAATTGCTTGTGTTAGTGTTGCATAAGTATATGACATAATTTAACTCGTTACTATTGTTACAGAACCAATTGATCCATTCATTATTAAATTTCCTGAACCTCCACCATTACCATTACCAACAGGATTAAAGGCGAACATTCTTCTACTTGCGGCTAAATTAGAATCTGGTCTTGCAAATGGTAGTGCCTGTGCATCTTGGAATGTATATCTTCCTTGAAAATTCTGAGCCGCATCTTTATCCCAAACATCTCTTCCAACTAAAAAACCTGTAGGACTTCCTCCTACAAATTCCCTTCTTAAATCTTTTAACCTATACCTAAATCCTGTTCTGTCACAAAATCCAAAAGCATATTTCCCATTAGCATACTTAACCATTTACTGACCATAACTATAACTATACGGAACAAATTGAACAGTTGCCTTAACTCTGTCTTCTTCAGAAGCTAATTTAAATTGTTCTTCATAGTATTCTTTTAGTAATACTACTCTTTCTTGTGATTCAGGTCTTTTAATAGCAATATGCAATGCTAAACCTGCAACTAAAGCAGGAAGAAAACGAGAAGGAACATCAGCATCTAAACTTGCTACATCACCTACATCTTGAATTCTTCTTAAATAATAGTAAACGAATTTATAAGATTGTGTAGCGTCAGGAACTGGCCAGAGGTTAACCTCAGGTCTTTCCCTCTGTCTATTAATCCATACTTGTATAGGTCTTCCTGTAGTTAATTTATTTGGAATTCCTGAGTAAGTGGAGTTACTAATTCTTGTTATAGGTATATCTGATTGACCTGTAATACTACCTGAATCTGTTCTAATAAATTGCTCAATTAAATCTATAGCATCTGTTTCTATATTATATAAAGCAGTACCTGCAACAATATCTATTTCTTTTTTTGTGACTGTCCAAAGATTGATACCTCTGTTTTGCCATTCCAAACAAAGTAAATTTAGAGATCGCCTAGCAGTTTTAAGATCGTAACCTGTACGCATCTCTAATCCTGCTCTTTCAAATGCTTCCTCGCAAATCTCCCCTATGTCTAAGTTAAATGTTGAAATTCCTGAAGTTGCCATTTATTACCTTTTAAATTGTTTTACTTATCCTTTTTATCAGAATATTTGTCTAAAAGAAACATAAGAAATTCTTTTCCGTATTCTATATCAGAAAAACAATGCGTAAAACTAGTGCCTTCTGAAAAAGGATCAATCACTTGCATAATAGCTTGACCATTTCTTTGTTCATCCATACCAAGATTTCTTGCGTAATCATCAAAAAATTTATAACCACGAGCACGAGCTAACCAATGGATTTTTCCATCATATAATTCATGCTGTGCTAATGCCCAATTATGTTTGTGACCTGATATATATAAATCAGCATCACTTTGCCATTTAGCTTTTTTCATCTGAGCATGAAGCGGATTCCATTGCGAATGTCCTGGCATATCATGAGCTGTATAAATTTTACATTCCTTTCCATTAGGAAATTCAAGACATATTCTAGCATCCCAAGGTTCATATATTGTATGTTCTGACTTCATATATGTAATAGGATCACCTGCTCCTGACCAAAGATCGTGATTACCTCCAACAAGTAACAAGAAATCTCCTTCTTTTACAAGCCATTCAACTAACTTCCAACTAGTTTCAGCAGAAGTGTCTTGATTTGCATACAAACGACCTAGACGACCCACCCAATTATTTTGTAAGTCACCTAAAGAACACCCTTTTATATTAGGATGAGAATTAATTATATCTAAGTCTCTTCTAAGAGTTACCCAATCACATCCATTATCATCAATATGAGGATCACCTAACCAAACTAATCCGATAGGTTCATTTTTTTGAATTTTAATTCTGTGCCATTTAGATTTTTCTTTTTTATTCTTAGCTCTAGTAAATCTTTTTGTAAGATGTTCGATATATTCTTCTATATCATCTTCAGCGTCAGGATTAATGCTTTCAAACTTTGGAGAAAAAACATCCTCTGAATTAGGAACTTTATGTGTAAAGTCTTTGTTCCAAAACTCATCTTCAGTAATATCCCATCTCTCTCTTGCCATTGTACAATGAGAACGATAAGTAGTTAAAGCCATATCTAAATCTAGTGCGGCTTGCTTCTGTGTTCCTGATAAAACGAATTGGTCTAAAGCATTAATTAATACTTGGTCTTTGACTGCATGATTTCCCATAAGTCCTCCCTTTTAAATGTTACTTATAAAGAGGTTTTTCCTGACTGT